CTAGAAATATATCTTTCAGATTATCTAAGAGGCAGTTGTATAACTTTGTTATAACACACCCACGCTGTGAATTATCTGGTAGATTACTAACTAGGAAAACGGGTTGTCCTAACAGGTTCAGCGTTGATAGAATCAATAGCAGGTACGGGTACTCTATTAAAAATATTCAAGCAGTAGTCCGCCTTTATAATATGGCGAAAGGAGACAACTCAGACGATGTTATGACTGAATTATGTAAGGATGTAGCCAAACATAGCCAGAAAAAATAATTTTATATAATTTAGGCATCAGAATACCCCGTTTTTCGGGGTATTTTTTGGTTGACTCAAAATACCAAATTCTGTATAATACTTGTATTATGAAAAATAAAGCACAAAATACGCAAAAAACTAGGGCTCATATTGTGTTGTTTTTGAACAACAGTCCGTTTAAATCACGTACTGTTGAACTTAAAACACGGTATAAACGCCAAGAAAAACACAGAAACAACGTCTATTTTGGTTGACAAATATTACCAATTTCTATATACTATGCATATAGTTAATAACACGGAGCCGAAATGAAATTAAATGTTAATGATAAAATTACTTAGGTTAGTGCCGCAGGTAAATTAAACGGAACAATTAAAAACATAGCATTATCAGAAAATGCTGCAGGAAAAACAGTTCCTTGGATTGATGTACTTTACGGTGAAAATAACTGTAATGGCGTTAGAATCTGTGCCACAGACAGCAATCTTAAAATGATGAAAGTGGCAAAAACGGTTGACGCAAAAATTAGTTTAATATTATAATATATGTATATTAACAACAATAAAAGAAGGAGCTGATAAATGGCAACTGTTTTAATCAAAAATGGCACTTATCGTAATAGCACAGTACCAAACAATTTTGCTTTTGAGATGGTAAAAGGGTTTACTACTGGTGCGAAGGGCGGATACATTACGGTAAAATCTGCGGGTTACTTTGGTGAAGAATTTGATGTGGTAAGAGTTAAAGTCAATAGCATAGAAGATATCGAATTTGTAAATGGAGAAGACATGACAGTTAGTCAAAAAGTAGTAGAGCTTAAAGCAACAGAACCAATTGAGTCAGACGAACAAGTTATGGATCGTATTGAAAAACGATTTGACATTTTACAACAGATGACTCGCGCTACTATTTCTGGTGATGTACGGGCAATGATTGTGGTTGGTCCCCCAGGAGTTGGCAAGAGCTTTGGTGTTGAATATGAATTAGAAAAATCTGGGTTGTTTGATAAACTGTCAAACAAACGTATTAAGTATGAAATTATCAAAGGTGCCATGACTCCGGTGGGATTGTATTGTACTCTCTATCGCATGAGTGCTAGTAATAATGTACTGGTATTTGATGACTGTGATAGTGTATTCCAAGACGATTTGAGTTTGAACATTCTTAAAGCGGCTTTAGACTCAGGTAAAAAGCGTAAAATTTACTGGAATTCAGACAGTGCTATGCTACGTCGTGAAGGTGTTCCAGATAGTTTTGACTTCAGAGGTGGTGCTATTTTTATCACTAATTTACAATTTCAAAATTTGAAAAGTAAGAAATTACAAGATCACTTGGAAGCATTACAGTCACGTTGTCACTTTTTAGATCTTACTTTGAATACCATGCGTGACAAGTTCTTACGTATCAAACAGATTTTCCGTCAAGGTAACTTGTTTAAAGACTATGACTTTACTCCCAAAAAAGGCGAAGAGATTTTAGATTTTATGGAAACAAATCAAACAAGACTACGTGAGATAAGTTTGCGTATGGCATTGAAGATAGCTGACTTAACCAAAGTAAGCGATACTAATTGGAAGAGTTTAGCAGAATCAACATGTATGAAAAATTCTTAATGCTTGGTAAATTATACTAAGTATTTAGGTAGCTCCTGTGCTGTACAAGTTACAGCACATTTTATAGGTACCCTTAAAAAGGTACCTATTTTTTTGACTTGTTGAAATAAGTATGCTATAATAAATCATATGCCAACAGCTACAATTATAATTAAAGATGAAGTTAATATTAAAATAGAAGGACTCGAGCTCAACGCTCGTAAGGCTTTATCTAACGCCTTTAAATACGACGTACCGGGAGCTAGGTATCTTCCGGCGGTCAGGCTTGGACGCTGGGATGGCAAAATTAGTTACTTCCAATTAGGCGGATCTACCTTTGTCAATCTTTTACCAGAGATTATTCCCATATTAGAAAAATACAACTATGATATTGAACTAGATGATCGGCGTGACTACAGTACCACATATGAATTTGAATTGGTAACAGAGTCGGCATTTAGCCATCTTACGTGGGGCAAAGGTCATCCGATGGAAGGTCAACCTATAGTATTACGTGACTATCAAGTTGAAATTATCAACAACTTCTTGAAGAACCCTCAATGTATTCAGGAAGTGGCCACAGGTGCTGGTAAAACTATTATGACAGCGGCACTGAGTCAACGATGTGAACAACATGGACGTACTATTGTAATCGTTCCTAACAAGAGTCTAGTAACACAAACAGAAAAAGACTACCGAGGCTTGGGCCTAGATGTTGGTGTATTTTTTGGTGACCGCAAAGAATTTGGAAAAACACATACCATATGTACTTGGCAAAGTCTCAACGTACTATTAAAAAATACTAAAAATCAAACTGCTGATATTACCATAATGGATTTCTTAGAAGATGTGGTATGTGTAATGGTCGACGAGTGTTTTACTGCCGATAGTAAAGTATTAACACCTTTGGGATATGTGGCAATCAAAGATATTAAAGCAGGCGATACAGTTATTAACTATTCAGAAAATACAAAAGAATTTAAAACCGATATCGTAGTTAAGCAACATATAAATTTAACCAATTCCTCTAGCGAAAAAATGTATGAATTAGAGTTTGATAACGGAAGTAAAATACAAGTTACTGGAAATCATAAGTTTTTAACCAAAGCTGGGTGGGTACGGGCAGACATGTTGACAGAAAATCACGATTTGACAACAACACAGCAAGAAAAATTAAGACACTGTATGAAACTAATTAAAAAAACTGAAATAATCAAACCGGCAGAAGTATATAATTTACATATAGAAAACGATCACAACTATGTTGTTGACGGGGCAGTAGTATCAAATTGTCACATGGCAAAGGCTGATGCTTTAAAAAATTTAATGACCACTGTAATGTCAAAAGTTCCCATACGTTGGGGATTGACTGGTACTGTACCTAAAGAAGAATTTGAATTCCAAGCATTAAAAGTCAGTTTAGGACTGGTCATAAACAGGCTATCGGCATCTGAATTACAAGACCGTGGTGTATTGGCACAGTGTCATGTTAATATTGTACAGCTAGTAGACCACGCAGAATTTACCAACTATCAATCAGAATTAAAATTTTTATTAGAAGACAGTGATAGATTAAAAATTATATCCGATCTCGTAGCACAGGTCAATCTTACAGGCAATACACTAGTGCTAGTGGATCGTGTTGCCGCAGGACACGCATTAGTTGACCTTTTGGGCGAACGTGCTGTGTTTGTCAGCGGGGCCACCAAAGGTACTAAACGTGATGAAGAATACGGCGAAGTGGCTACCAGTGATGATAAAATTATCGTAGCCACGTATGGAGTGGCCGCAGTTGGTATCAATATTCCGAGGATATTCAATCTAGTATTACTGGAGCCTGGCAAGAGTTTTGTACGTGTTATACAGTCTATCGGTCGTGGCATACGCAAAGCCGAAGACAAAGATTTTGTTCAGATCTGGGACGTAACCAGCACTTGTAAATTCGCACGACGACATTTGACTAAGCGAAAGCAGTTTTACAAAGAAGCTAAATACAACTACACCCAGGAGAAATTAGAGTGGAAGTAATATCCAGCCTTTTGTAGATTTTAGATTCCCTGATAATAGTCGAGATAAGTGCCCTGGTTTAACCTCAGTATATAAATTTCTAAAATCATTCTCTTGACTTCACTCTGTTAATGATGCTATAATAACAACATGAATACTTATTTTGTAAAAACATATGACCCTTTAGTAATTAATATTCTTATTTATGAGGAGAACTAAAATTAGAATATTAACCCTTGATAATGTTGCTTATGATTTAGATCATTTGCCCGAAGAGATTGATGATATGCGCTTTGCCATATTAGATAATAGTAATCCCCAAGATCCAGACTATATGTACATACCATTGATCTTCTTGGAAAGTTTTAATGCTCCTGCTCTAGTGCTAAGAATTGGAGAACATCGAGTGCGTATGCCGGTAGATTGGCAACTGTTAATTGGCGAGCCAGATTTAGGAGACTTAGAAGTTATTCCCTTGTCAGCTTTAAACGACAGAGGATTCAAGGCCTATCAGTTCAATCCCTTAACCAGCTTCCGTCCAAGTTTTTTAGAAGTAGAAATACTCGATGTCTATCAAGATGTAGCGTGGTATGCCCCAAAGATAAAAAACGGACAGCTACTTTGTATTCCTTTAAGTGATGACCCAGATCCTGAATGTGTTTATTTTGTAAAGGACATCAGTCGTAACTGTGAAATTATAGATTATAATAAGGCGTTCTAGTGGACAAACTAAACATAACTTATGAAATGGCACAATTTGATAAAAAGAATCGTGACTTTTATAATGAACTCACCGTTGAAGAAAAGAAAAAATTCAGCAACTTCCTGATGATAAGATGGGGTAGCAGTGTACAAGGCAGTAAAGATTTACAAGAATTTTATCTAATCTCCTCTAATGAGAGACTTAACAAACACTGGTACGCATGTAGTAGGCATCCGCAATTACAGTGGCTAATGGCTAGCAGTGTTAGTCCAAACATGGGACTACAACGTCACACGTGGATCGGCACAAAGAAAAAAGAAGCTACTGGTATCAAAAAACAATTAGCGGATCTATTCCCTCATCTCAAACAAGACGAAGTAGAAGTATTAGCCAAGATAAACAGCAAAAAAGACTTAGATGACTATCTACGGTTGTTGGGTCAAGACACCAAGAAATGAAATATACTTGTCAGTATTGTAAGAAAGACTTTATAAAAGAAACCAGCCTCACAGTTCATAGCTGTGAGCCTAGACGTCGAAGACAGGAACGAGATGAAGTAGGAGTACGGCTGGGATTCCACGCTTATTTAAAATTTTATGAGTTGACACAAGGCAGCGCCAAGTTAAAGACATTTGATGATTTTGCCGAGAGTCCTTACTATAAAGCATTTGTAAAATTTGGTCGTTATTGTGTGTCAGTCAAAGCCATTAATCCTGCTCGATTTACAGAATGGGTACTAAAGCAGAATAAAAAGATAGACCATTGGTGTAAAGATACAGTCTATGAAGAGTATTTGTTGTACTATCTAAAATTGGAAACTATGGAAGACGCAGTAGCTAGAGCCATTGAACACAGCATAGACTGGGCAGAAGAAAAAGATAGCCATCCGCAGGACTATCTTAGATATGGAAACCACAACGCTATAACCTATGCCGTTACCGCAGGACGCATAAGTCCTTGGGTGTTGTATAATTGTGAATCTGGACAGAGGTTCTTATCTGAATTAAATGAACAAGAACAGAGTATTTTGTGGCCCTATATTGATCCCGATATTTGGCAAAAGAAACTTAAAGAAGACCCGGCAAATAGAATACAAGCGCAAGAAATATTGAAAGAGGCAGGCTGGTAATGAGTGCTGATATTGATTTAGACTTAGCCGACAGAGATCAACTTTTAAAATTAATTGATGTTATTCCGGCACGACAGGGATCAGCGAGACGGCATAATAGTGGAGTATACCCTACTGATATTCCATACGACCCCATACTAGGCTGTGCCGCCATAGACTACGAACAAGCAGAAGAAAGAGGATATTTTAAGATAGATCTCTTGAACATGTCAGTATATCAACTGATAAAATCACCTGAACACTATGAAGAAATGCTGGCTAAAACTCCTGACTGGGCTAGACTATGGCAGGACCCAGACTGGGTCAGTCAACTAGTTCATATAGGAAGTTATGCAGAATTGTTGAAGTCGATGAAACCGGACACTCTACCTCGTATGGCAGCTTTTATATCTATTATACGACCCGGAAAAGCACACTTACAAAACCGCCCGTGGTCTGAAGTTTTTGAAACTGTATGGGATGGTGATGATAGTCGGGGTTTTGTGTTCAAGAAGGCCCATTCAATTTCTTACAGCGCCTTAGTAGTATTGCACATGAATATTCTTAGTCAGGCATCCGTCGAACAAGTGTTATAGATTTTCTTTTGCTTTTCTTTTGTGCTAACTCAGATAAACTACAGACAGGACCGTGTAGTATTTCTAAATCTTTATTGATAAATGTACGCAGATAATGCCTAAAAGGCTGCCATTCCATCTTTAAAAAAATGTTGATTGGTATGGTTCTATTGCTTTCCCACCACCATATATTGGCTAATTCTAAGAATTCTTTTTTGATCTCTAGGTCAGCAATACTGCCAAAATCATAGATAGTAGTTATGACCTCGTCACGATTTTGTATAATTCCTATATATTCTTGATTAGCATAAACACAAAGCGTAATGAAGGGATACTTTTCGGTTAGTTTTTCAAATAATTCGGCACCCATTAGCTTGTCATTTTCCTTTTCACCGGGTATTTATGTTCAAAATATTGTGGCTTAATAATCGCTAAATACTAGCTATGTATTCTACACAAGTCTATCTCTATCAACAACGAACGCAAGTATTGTTAATGGACACGAGTGGACAATATTTTACAGCGAGGTATAGCCCAGTGTACGCAAAGAAACTCACCATTAATTTAGGGGTTGACAATGTTTTGTTATTCAGCTTTGTCAACCAAGATCAAAAACCAGTAAATGTTACCGGGTGTACATTCACATTCCGATTAACAGATACCCAGGGAACGAATCTTTTATTACAAGAGCCAATGTCAATACTTAATGCTCCGACTGGACAGGTCAAAGTATATATTCCGGCAGCACATACTCTAGAACTAATAGCCCAACCAGCATCTTATTCTATATCAGTACAAAGCGGAAATCTTACCCAAGCTACATTTGTAAATGCTCAAGCTGGGGCAAGAGCCGATGTAGATTTGGTCAATAGTGTGTATCCGCAGTTTGTTCCTAGTGCTTTCCTTACTATCCCCACAAATAAATTAGCGGCACAAGGGCCATTAGACGGTGCTGGTTATGAAAATGTCCCTGACTACGCTGGCCCAGGTGGGTGGGCAGCCAATGCCAACGGGCAGTGGTATTATACTTCATTTATCAATACTGAATTTTATTCTAGTTTTATCAAACCAGAAAATTATGTTACTACAGTACAGATGGATCTAATAGGGTATACTGGTACTATCAAAGCACAATGGTCTCAAAATTATCAAAGTCTTTGGTACAACGTAACAGAAAGCCACACGTATTATAATGAAACTAAAACCATATACATGAATATTATAGGTTGGTATCCATTATTGAGATTGTGTTTTAATAACAGCGTAATAGCCACTCCCAAACCACCAGGAATTCCGGCTCTGGCCTATGCTATCTGTAACCAAGGAGTAGTTACTGATATTGTAGTGACCAACGGCGGATACGGATATCTGGCACCTCCTAATATAGCTATTTTAGGAAATGGATCCGGAGCAGCCGCCCAAGCAACTATAAACGGCGACGGTGTTGTAACTGGTATCAATGTTATAAATGGCGGATCTGGTTATTGGCCCATACCAGCGGGCGGTATCAATCCCAATGCTTATCCAGTTCCAGCCGCAAATCAAGGCGCCTTTCCGATAATATCTACAGGATTTGTTACAAATTTATTATACAGATAGACTTGTATTGTAGCAGAATAAATGCTATAATAAGCTATGATTGACATAACCTCTTTCTTGCCTGCGAAAAGAAAAAGCACAAGCTCTGGTTGGATATCATTCAACGCTCCTTGCTGTACACATCGCGGAGAAAATCAAGACCGCAGACAGCGGGGTGGATTGAAGCCAACCCCAGACAACGGATTCGTTTATCATTGTTTTAACTGTGGCTTTACAGCCAGCTTTGTACTGGGACGCAGTGTGACTTTTAAAGCTCGCCAGATGTTGGAATGGTTGGGAGTTGATCAAATGATCATAGAGCAAATCAACATCGAAAGTCTAAGACATCGAACTATGCATGGCATGTTGGAAAACAACAAGAGCATCGTTAGACCTGTAGAATTTGAAGAGCGTGACTTGCCTGCCGGCTTGGAACTTATAGATATTGAAAATCCCAATCATTTGTGTTATATTCAGTATCTAGAGCATCGGGGGATAGACAGTACTGGTTACCCCTACATGGTAAGTCCAGATGGGGAAGGGAGACTATCTAAACGTATAGTGATACCATTCACACATAATGGCACAATGGTTGGCAATACAGCCAGATACATTGACAATAGAATACCCAAATACATATCAGACACACAGCCAGGATATGTATTTGGCGGTGATTTACAAAAACCAGAATGGCAACATGCAATAGTGGTAGAAGGGATATTTGACGCATTGGCTATAAACGGATTGGCAGTGTTACACAACGATATAAATGCTCAACAGGCGCAATTAATACGTAGTATGAGCCGGCTTATAACGGTGGTACCTGACCAAGACAAAGCTGGCATGGCTTTGGTGGATAAAGCAATAGAATTAGGGTGGGCAGTTAGTATGCCCGAGTGGCCTGTAGGAGTTAAAGATGTAAATGATGCCGTAATTATCTTGGGCAAAATGGCAACTTTACTAACTATATTACGAGCCAGAGAAACTAACCGATACAAAATTGAAATAAAAAGGAAGCAACTTGCTAAACGATTACAACATCCAAGTACAACAACTTTTTCTTGAAATGATGCTAAATGATGCTGAATCATTCGTGCGTGTTCAGAATATATATAATCCAGAAAATTTTGATAAAAGCCTAAAACCTGCGGCAGAATTTATCAAAACTCATTATGATGTTCACGGCAGTTTGCCATTACATCAACAAATATCAGCGACAACTAATATAAAATTAAACAAATTAGATGATTTGCCCGAAGGCAATCTCAGTTGGTTTATGGAAGAATTTGAGTCATTTACTAAGAAGGAAGAACTCAGCAGAGCCATATTAAAATCTTATGACATGCTGGATAAGGGTGACTTTAGCCCAGTAGAAAAGTTAATCAAAGACGCAGTTCAAATCAGTCTGCAGAAAGACATGGGCACAGACTATTTTGCCAATCCCAAAGAACGCAATGATAGATATTTTAACAGCGGCGGGCAGGTAAGCACAGGATGGCCAAGTCTCGACAAAATACTTTATGGCGGATTTAGTAGAGGAGAACTTAATATTTTTGCGGGCGGTAGCGGGTGTGTAACTGCTGATACTATGGTTACTATCGTTGAATTACCAATTTATTTAACAAAAGGTTTACGATCAATGAACTACTATGAAAATTTATCAACTGAGCTTGCTTATTTAAAACAGTTTTATACCTATGCTCAAATTGATACATACGCAAAAGGCAAGTCC